TGCCCCAACCTGCGCCTGACCAGATATTCTTCCACCCAGGCCATGCTCTGCGCTGTGACAAACGATTTCGGACACATGCTGGTCGCCACACTGTCTTTCGCCCAGACCACGCGGACCGGCGTTTCCACTGCCGTGGGTATCCAGCCGCACCGTCGCTTCGTTTCCAAGCCGGACTTTCGGCAGGTCGCGCACTCCCAACCGGCCTGGTCGGAGAATTGAAAATGGAGGGCGACGATCAGTTTTTTCTTTCGTCTTCCGACAAACCACACTGTTGCTTGATAGCCGCTAGCGCCTCTCTAAATAGGTCTTCCGGCCCGCTCGCCGCCAATGACTCCGGAGTTGCCGGCAGGCCGTCCAACTCCAGTCCCGTTACATCCTTCAACCCCCATAGCAGATAAAGCCGGTCGATCTCCGACCCGAGCAGCGCGGCTTCCATCTTATCGTTCGGCGTATCTCCGGCATCCAGGAACTCTCTCCGTGCCGCCAACTCCCGGATACGCCGGGTCAACTCCACTCGCCGGCCAAACGACATCTTGGCCACCGTGTAAGTAACTCCCGCCGCCAGCTTAGAATCCACAACTTCATAACTCGTGTAATCCATAGAAAGGCCCGCTAACCGAACGCCACCACGATTTCGTTGTCCGTCGTCCCCTGCGCTTTCGACCCCTGGAACTTCCACTGCAGCCTGTTATCGCTGTCGTCAAACTCGGGTACAACCGGCACCACGCTCATCATGTAGATTCCCACCACCTGTCCGGCCTGCTGGCCAAGTTGGAACATGACGCTTATCGGCGACTGCTGTCTGGCCGCCTGATATAACCCCGGCGTCGCCGTATCGGTCAGTTCATATAGGCTAAACGCGGCTGTCACTGACCGCGGGCCCGGAGCGATAGCTAAGGGAAGGTTACTCCCGAATTCCTTCGAGCGCATATCCAGGCTATTGTCTAATTCGAAAGTTGCACTTGTAATGGTGTAAAACTCATTGGGCGTGCTGCCCAGCCATGCCTCTCCCATATTGCCCGGCACAATCGAGTAATCAAAGGCTCCCAAGGGCGGTTCCGCTGGAAAACTCACCAGTTGGCCCATCCCTCCCGTGAAACTGGAACTGTCGATCAAGTCCTGCGCCATGCCGTTGAACTCAAACTGGTGAAAGTCGCCGTTCACCTTGAGTGTCATCCGGTCTACCGCCGCCCCACAGAGAATTCGTTGGACGGCGCTGCTCGGATCCCAATAATCGAAGAGGCTGATGCTGGGCAATTCCGTCGCCGGAAAATAGGAGACACTGGGCGCGATCTCGGCGCCTGCGGCCGGCGCGCTCGAAAACGCCGCGTTCAACTGTACGGCCGTGGGACTTGCGATGGCGGTTACGAAGCGGATTTCTCCGTTGCATGACACACCCTGACCCGTAGCCAGCCCATGCGGAGCGGCAAATACCAGGGTCGTGCCGCTGCAGCCCGCTGCGGCCGTCCCGCCCGCGTAGAGCACTGGAGCGGCGCCCAGGCTGGCCTGGAACAATGGGCCATACGCCGGCCCGGAGATCTGTCCGCCCCAACTCGTCATATAGGTTGTAAGATCGAAGGTGGTCGTGCGCCGCAGCCCCGCTGGTATTCCCACGAAAGTCCGGCTCCCCGTCTTGTCTCGCCGGTCGGCTTTTTCCAATTGATTCTTGGCTGTCAGCTTCACCGCTGGAAATCGGTTCTGTGCCGTAATGGCCGGAGTCTGTCCGTAGCTGCTTTCCAACCCGGCATAGAAGCGGTTCGCGTTGGATGAAATATACGAAGCCATAACTTTAGTCGCTAACCCCCACTTCGAACGTGACTTTCCCTATCTGGACGAAGTTCTGCCCGCCATGCTTCACGGCGGCAAGCGTTGCTTCGTAGCACCCGGCGTAGTACATTCCCTCGCCCCAGTCGCCCCGGTTCTGATCTAGCACCTGCGTCACGGCGTCGAGATACATTTGCGCCTGTTCTTCGATTCCGTCCAGCCTGTCTTGCGATACTCGTACCTCAATCGCCATAATGGCTTTTCCGGAAAAGTTCCGAAATTTTTCCTTCAATTGGTTCTGAATCTTTTCGCAGTACACGCTCACCGACGGGTACTTGACGTCCGTGCTCCGCTCCGCGATTTCGATCGGCACATTTTGCGCCAGAAGCTGGTTTTGTCCGACTGGCGCTAACGTAGTGTTCGCGGCCTGCCCCAGTGTCGAGATGCAGGCGTTCAGCCCTTGCGGCGCGCCAAGTAAGGTGACCACTTGTGTGGTCACCGTGCTGCCTACCCATGCCATGCTTTAACCCCTCTGAATCACACGCGGCAGCGCCCGCAAGTAGTCCGGCGCTTGTCCGCTGCCCGGTGCTTGTCCAAGAGTGGACACTGGCGCGGCCTGCACCCAGACTTGATTGGTTGCCAGCGGCGACGTGTTCTGTAGCGCCAATGTGGTGGCCGAAAGCCCCACGTACACGTTCCATGCAGTGGCGCTTGACGGTTGATTGACCGGCTGCGCCACCAGAGCGCTGCCCGCCCCAGTGCTCAGACAGCTCGGATTGCTCGGCTGCCCCTCCTGCCCTTCCACATTCAGCCAGGAAGAGCTCCCATAATACGTTGCCGCCGCCTGGCCTCCGGGGATGGTGGTCAGTTGCGGCGGACTAGCCTGCGGGACAGGGTCCGCGGCTATTCCTAGTCCAGTCTGAATCAGCTTATCCAGGGCCCACTTTGCGAGTTGTTGAAATTGGTCCCGCTTCCCCTTATAGCGGTCGTTTAATTGGTTGTAGTAGGCATCCTGGTACACCAGGGTCAATGTCTGAAACACGTGCCACAGTTGTAGCGGCGGCGTAACCACAATGTTGTTCAATTGCGGGTCCGGTTGCAGCCAGAACTGCCAGTCGTAGGTGTTGCTTCGCTGCAGTAGCGTAGTCAATTCGATCCCCAACTCCTGTAGCGCCGCCGCCAGCTTTTGGCTCAAATCGATATTCTCGGTCTGTGCGGTAGTCAGCACAGAGGAGTCCTGGGTCATGAGATCCTGGATCGTTGAAATGCCGTCCGTGTATAGCGCCATTGCCCGGTCTACTCTTTGCCCGGCTGTACGGCGCCCTTAAGCTTCCTTAGCTCATTGGGCGAAATGACGGTAACTTGCATGCGTGAGGCTGCCGCGACTTGATCCGCTTGCCGCTTGGCCTCCGCTTTCTGCTCCTGGAATTCGCGCGCTTCCTCGGCGCTCGCCAGCCGCGCGCATCCTTCCACGATCATCTTTGCGCCGACCCGGCGCGGCACTTCTGTGCGCACTCCCGCCCGTCCGCCGTCTGGGGTTTCCAGGCTGACCAAAAGCACCGAAGGGTCTTTTAGGCTGTCCTCAGTTTCTCGAATCTTCTTGTAATAGATCTGTAAGTCCATGGTTGCCTCTTGTGGGGGCCGGGTCTGCCCAGCCCCGCCTCTGTTGACTATCGAACCGCGGCCGTAAGCGAGCGGTGGGCTCCTTTAATGGGCCCTCTACGCATTCACCTGGATGCCGAAGTTATTGCGGATCACCGCGCAACCGTAGAGCACATCCACCGTGAACTGCTGCGCCAGTGTATTGGGCTGGTAGCTCATCACAACTCGCATGCCGAAGTTGCCCATCTCGGCATAGTGCGCGACTGCGCCCGTCCCGTACAGCGGTTGTGGCAGCCTGCGGATGACCAAGCCAATCGCATTTTTCGTGAAGGCGATGTTATGCGTCGTCATCGGCGAGCTGCCGGTGTATGCGATATACTGCGACCGCATCACGAAGAAGTCTTTGATCTTCCCGACCGTCCCGTCGATCAACGCCCGTAGTCCCGCCTCTCCGGCGGTCTGAAATTCGCTAAAGCGCTCGATTTGGCGCAATTGCGAATAGGTTGCGGCATCCACCAGCAGGTACTTCGGTTCCGACGGCGGCACCTTCGCCGTGAACAAGGCGCTTTCTGCTTGATCGATCACCGCTTCTACGAGCGGTGTACCCGGCGTGCCCACCGGTGTGTTCGCGGTTAGCCCCGCGTAGAGACTTAACAGACTCGTCTCGATGCTCTCGGCTATCGCCACCACCGCCGGCTGCATATAAAGCTGCAACAGGTCCGGCACAGCCAACACTTTGGTCACATCCGGAATCTGGAAAGTGGCTTCGGCGTGCGTGTTCAATACTATTTGCGCATTTCCCAAATTCGGGTTCTGCGGCTGGACCTGCCCGCCTTCTGCTATGTTGTTGGCTACCAGAACCGGAGGGATCGGCACATTCACCGTATCCCCCGCCTGCGCCAATACGGGTTCGTAATCTCGGTTGACCAGGTTACCCATGACTAGGTTCCCGACCAAGGCAGGCAGAGCGTCCGCCGCCACCAGCTTTACAATCGCGCTGGCCACGTTAGCTGAAGTAATTATCGCCATTCATTCTCCTATGTGGAGCAGGCTTTCCGGCCTGTCCTGTGAAATCAGGCATTCCTGCCTGCCCTGCCTTTTTGCTGTGTTGCAAACCAATCTGCGGGTTCGCTCTGCAACGCTTAATTGCTAGACGCCCCGCAAACTCTGCGAAGCCACGCGTAAGATCTCTTTGCGCACCCGTTCCATCTCTTCCGCACTCATGCCCGGCCGGATGCCCTCAAGGTCCACGCTCTCCACGCCCTCTCGTGGCGCCTTGTGCGCCGTCGTGATGCCGGACCCTCCCGCAATCCTCGCCGGCAAGAATTCCGGATTCTCGCCCACAAAACTGGTCAGATATTCCTTGAGCGGTACTTCGCCTTGGTCGCTGTGCGCCAGCAGGCGGCCATCCTCTGCGCGGAAAACGCCGTCTTGTACCGCGCGGTAGGCCAAGTCGATCTTCGCCACTCCTAGGCGTTGCAACTCTGCCCGGATCGCCGAACTTCTTTCGGCATGTTCCGCCGCCTGCCGGCTGCGCTTGCTCTCTTCTTCCACCTCGCTTAGCCGCCGTTCTAATTGCTCGCGGCGCCTGCGTTCCTCCACCAGTTCGGTCTTATAGGCCGGTTCACTCTTAGCCTGTTGCTCTTGAAGGAATTCCTGGATTGCTTGCTTCACGATCGCCTGCACGTCTGTGTCTTCCATTCACGCCTCTCTTCCGCCCCGTCTCGTGGCGCTCAATTTTGCGCGTCAATCTCCTGCCCAATCTGAGTCTTGATCTCCTGACGTACGTCCGACAAGAACTTAAATGCCAGCTTCTTGTATACCTGCTTCTTTAGCGTCTCCGATTCGATCCCCATGCTCAGCAACTTTTGCGCGTCGTCCAGTTCGTTGCTGAAATCGCCGATATCGAACTCGTCCAGCCCTGAAACATCGATGGCAATTTTGTCCATGCGGGCCGCGACGATGGCCCGCAGCACCTGCTTCATCGTTTCCTTCACGGCGTCGCCGTACGCCCGCAGAACTTCCTGGGTAATACTGAAGTCCCGCTGCTTGCTGGCTCCCGATTGATGCTGGCTGGACGATTCCGACCCCGCTGCATGCGTGATCAGATAGCACACCCGGTAGATCTCATCTTTAAGTTGGACGAGGTTGTCGGCGGCGATCTGATACACCTTGCCTTCCGGCTCCGCCCACCCGAACCGGTCCCCTGGCGCCAGTTGGATGAAGTACGACTCGCCCACGATCTGGTTCCACTCCCGGTCCGAGTAGATCACTGGCGAGGCAAACAACCCCATCGTCAACGCCCAGGAAAGCGCATTCGACTTGTTGAAATGTTCCAGTTGCAGCAATGCCGCCTTGTTCATTAGCCAGAGTCCCTCGCTTACTTGCAATGGAAAGATGGGTACTCGGTTCTGGCCGGCCAGCCCGTGCAACCCCTCGTCCACCATCCGCACTTCCTTGTCTTTCAGTTGCTGGTAGACCTGGTAATTCTGCCGGTCGTAATAGATCCATCGCGTTTCGCGAGTCCAGTCGCTCTCCGTGACTTTAGACTTGCGCAGGGATGACGTTCGAATAACGGCCCATTCCAAGCCCCCGCGATCGTCGTAGCTCCAGTTGATAAGTTCCTCCGGCGAGTAGTCCACTAGGTACGCCCGCGAGCGACCCACGGCGTCCTCTTCCGCGCGATTGCTGACCGATAGCGGAACCCGGGGAAAATCGATCACGATGTAGCTCCGGCCTTGTACCAGCGCTTGCACGATCCGCTGCCGGAAGAATTCCGCTAGGCTGGTGCCCTTCAGGTCGCAATCCTCTGCAAAGAGGTTGTAGAAGTCCTTGGCGGCTTCGTCGCCGCCCTCCAATAGCAACGCCGCTTCCCGCCGCATCAGTGTCGCTGCGTACCAATCGATGATGGAACCGATATAGTTTTCATAGAATACCCGGCTCAGCCGCTCGGCATAGATGTCGTTAGGCTCTTTGTGCCGCCGCAACAGATACTCGAAGGCGTTCTCCCGGATCTGCTCGCCTCCGGCGTACAAATCCCGGTACTTCTTCCACATTCCCTTCTTGGCGGCATACTCGGGATGCTCCCGGTCGATGTTTACCATGCGATCCTCAAATCAGCCGTTCCCGTTGCTCGCCGATAGCCGGCTGCGGCCTGCATTCCTGCCACAGCAGGTAGCCCAGTGCGTCCGAGAGATGCGTACGCCGGCGATCCTTCTCTTTGTCGATTGCATTGCTGTCTGCTTTGTACGACACTTGCTCGAAATCCTTGATTAGTTCTTTGCACTTAGAGTCCACAAGTAGGCGTATATCTCCTGCCGCCGTCCGCAGTTTCGCATTCGTCAGCATGATTCGCTCTCGCACGCTGGGATTCGCCTTTGGCACCTTATAGTTGATTCGTGAGCCATAGTTAGACTGAAAGTATTCCCGCACGATCTGGTAATCGGAGGCGCCCGTAGTCTGTTGGCTGTTTCCCGATGCATCGCCGTATATCACGACTCCGCTTGAGTGACTGCGAAACCGCCTTTCAAACTGCTCACATGCTTCGTATGTGCTGGCGTGCCGCATTGCGATTTCATCCAGTACAAACACCGTGCTGCCTTCGATTTGCGCCACAACTGACGACATCGGATCGACGTTGAAATCCAGTGCCCACAGCAGCGGGCAATTTGGGTTGACGTGCAGGCTTTTCACGTGATCGCTACGCGTGAACGAGCTATAGACCAGCCCCCCCTGTAAACTGAGATACTGCCCCAGGACTTCCTGTTGATAAAAGTTCTCATCGTAGCTGCTCTTGAGTCTTTCGTAGAAATCCGGGACCTTGTCCAGCAGAAACCGGTTTTCCTGCGGCTTCGCCATCACTGCTGTGTATCCCGCCACCGGATCCGCGATGAATCTTTGGTAAACCCAGTCGAACCCTTTGGGAGTCCACACGGCGAACCCGCACAGTCGCGTAGCATGCGGGTCCCGCAGCCGGCCTTCCAGCCTGGACCAAGCCCCTTCTGGCGAATATGTCAATTCATCGAGCCCGAACCACGCGAGATTCGTTCCGCGGAGCCGATCGAAATCGTCGACTGGCCGGAAGATAATGCGCGATTGGTTCTCTGTCATCGTCAGCATGTTCTCGGCCTTGTTGTACTTGTGCAAGATTCCTTCGGTCTCCAGAATTTCGAACAGTGTGGTCTGGGTCGCATCCCGTAACATGGAATAAGTGGGTGCGCCGATGAGTCCGAGCCTGCCCTTGTTTACGAAGCTAAGCGCGATCGCCTCCTGGCAGAGCGCCCGGCTCTTTCCCGAGGCAATCGGTCCCGAAAAGCCCTTGAACCGCGACCGGCTGTCGTGAAACGCCTGTTGCGAGGGAAGAGCCTTGTAGGCTATCGCTCGGCGGCAGGCGAGACCGTGACCTCGCGCGGCTCCACAGCATCCAAGTCCTTCTCGATTTGAAGTAGCCGCACTAAGTCCCCTCGGCCGCCCTTCACCTCGTCCGTTTCCAGCTTGGCCTCGATACTCTCAACTGCCTTCTGGACCACCCGTGCTCTGGAGCCCTGTTGCTCTCTCAT